GTTGTTGTCGCTAATAGATTGGGTAAGTAATAAAAACTCGTTCTGTGACTTTTGAAGTTGAGCATTTTGCAAATTAAGTTGTTTGGCAAGTTCACCTTCTGCCGCGCGTTTTTGAGCACCTTCAAGCTTTATTAACTCGTCTGCTGCCATACCTGCATAACGTGATTGCTTCTCAAGCATATCGTTGGCTTTGTCACCATTATTGCGCATTAATAGATAGCCGGCAGCTAAACTTGCAACAGTAATGCCAATACCAACGGGACCACTAAGTAAACCTAAAAGACGTGACCCAATCCCTACACTAGCTGCACCAGCTGCTGCCGATCTAGCTTGTGCTGTTGCCAGTGCACCTTCCGCTACTGCCAACTCTCTAGTAACTTGAGCCTCAATTTTCTTTAACTCAGCCATACGAGTTAATGTCGCTGTTCTGCCTTTTTCAGTGATTTGTGATTTTAAACGCTGTACTTCTAAGGCTTTTTCTGCGGCAATTGCAGCTAAAGTTGCTTGAGTATTTGCAACAACGGCTTGAGTGCTAATTACTTGCTGGGCAGCAGAAGCTCGTTCTGCCTGAATTGCAGCATATTGTGTAACTGTTTGGGCAGCTAATTCTTTAGTCTTTGCGGCTACTGCTACACCTGATGCATAAATTGCAGGAATATATGTTCCAAGCCAGTATGCGCCTCCAACCATCATTGCAGATGTTAAAACATCTAAGTTGCCAGCCAGAGTTTGAATAGATCCTGATAATACTTGGGCTGTTCCAGATCCTTTACCTGCTTCACCTACGAATTTTGTAATAGCATTACTTAGCATCCCTAGAGATTGACTAATTGTTTTGTCTGTTTTGCCATAAAGTTCGTCAACACTATCCCCAGCTTTTAGTAGTGCTTTAGTGATTACTTCTCCAGTTAATTTTCCATCAAGCATCATCTGGCGAAGTTCGCCACGTGTTACGCCTAGACCTTTAGCCATGGCATTTAAAAGCCCACCTGCTCCATCCACAAGACTGTTAAATTCTTCTGCACGAAGTACACCACCATCCAAAGCTTGCCCATACTGAAATAGTGCTGCCGAAGCTGATTCGGCATTAGAGCCACTAATTGCAACCGCTTTTGACGTAATTTCGGTAAGTTTTGCAGTTTGTTCTTGAGTTAGATTTAGTGTTTTTGCATTTGACATATATTTGGAGTAGACATCATTTACTGCACTCCAAGAAGAAGCCGATCTTTGAGCAATATCAAAAGTGTCAGCCATGGCCCGAGTTAATTCTTCTTGGCTATTTGTCACTAATTTCAGTTTATTGTTAATACCTGTATAGAGATCCATTCTATTAATGGCAGCTCCAACAGTTATAACGCCTGCCATATAACCTGCAAGTTGACGTGTAGCAACAGATAACGCATCCATTGATTTAGTTGCAAAGTCACCTTTACGCTCAATACTGTCCAATTCATTGCCCAGATTACGCGCATTACGCTCTGCATTTTTTGCATCAATTACAATGACGAGACGTGATTCTTGTGCCATCTTACTTTCCTCTAGGCAATAAAAAACCCACTCAATGAGTGGGTTGTTAAGGTTGATTTTTGGGTTAGTGTTTTTGCTTAAGATGCGCTCTTGTTCTCGTGATATCTCAATATGCTGGCAACCTTTTGGAACAGATAGCCCACTAAGAATCCATTTAAGATTATCCCGATACCTGTAATAACCATGATTCCTGACCATACGGTCTCGGTGCCATAATAAGTTCTTGGAACTTCAACTCGGCCAAACACAAGTATAAAAATAAATCCAGATATAATACCTAGAACAATTAACCCCCATCCGATGGCATTGCAAACTTCACTTTCTTTCATTGTTTGATATTGTGGTGTGCTCATGCTGTATCTCTTCTTTAATTACCAATTCGAATTTACTTTCTGCTGAGTTTTAATCTTTTCAGCCATATCATCCGATAGAGTATTAATCTTACTAATAATCAGTGGTGTGGACTTCCTACTTTCAGTTATAGGGTAATTTTGTGCAGGCATCATTATTCCAGCACTCATGTGCGATGGAGCGCTATAGGTTAAACCATCATAACCCACGCGCATTTTCCCATCCTTAGTGTCCACTCTTACAGTAAAATCAACACGTTCGTTTCCTGTCATTGCCAAGCACTCCATGCCCGAACAAGGATATCGCATATTGCCCTTTCCAATGATAGTGCCTGATGCCTTATCTTCATATTGAATTACTGCGTTAGCAGAAGCAAAAGCTACAGCGAACCATTGTCTAGCGCCATCATAAATCTGTGCTTGGTTTAATCCATCAATTTGATAAACCTTTTCAAATTTTACAGGCTCTGAGGGTTGTTGGGGAGTTGTCGCACACCCCGCTAAGCCCAATCCAAGAAATCCCGCCATTAAAAACTTTTTCATAATGTAATCCATTTGTTATAAAGTGTACTAACTTTAACAAACTGGTTAATAAAGGCGCAATAAAAAACCGCTATCTCTAGCGGTTGTTTGGGTGTTGCTTACTATTTTTGAGTAGACGGCTTAGATGTCTGCTCACCATTAGAAGCAGGCACTTTGCGAAGCACTAGGATTACTAAAATAGCTGCTAAGGTTGAGAAAGCAGCCGTTGCAACCCAAGGATAACCAGCATATAGCGCATATACTGCTACACATAGAATCCCTATTCCTATCAACACTCCAAATATTAAACCAAGAAGGAATAATTGAGAGTTATGTTTTTGATTCTCAATGTTTGCAGTGTTGATGCGCTTATTTTCTGCCATTTGATGGCGAGCCACTTCATGACTCATAGTCTGTTCATTCTCAACAATCTGCATTAAACGACTAGCTAGACCAGGTTGGATTTCTTCAAATGCCTTAACCAAATCAGGAGGCGGGTATGGTGAGTAGCTTTCCGCCTCTTCCACAGCAACTGATACATCATTGCCATTTTTTGTTGCGATGCCACGTTTAGTTCGACGATGTTGAGACATTAATTAGGTATTTATAATGAGTTAAGTTCAGGTTGTTTACTGCGCAAGTCACATGCGATTCTGTTGGTAGCTTTTGTCATGTTTTTACCGACTGCTTCCCAATGTTTTGCTGCATTACCAATTGGTCGCGGATCTTCCATTTTTGCAGGCTCAACAGCATGTACTGGGACACGAGGTGCTAATACAAAAGCTGCTAGCAGACCTTCTGTAAAGTACTTCATACCTTTGTTCATTTTTTATCGCCCTTATATTTAATGGGTGTCATAAAACATACAATTTTTATGACAGAAAAACCCTCTTATCATTTGATAACAGGGTCTCTATAGGAACAAGGGTACGCACTAATGACATTTCTGTCAATAAGGAATCTTTACGGGAATGTCAAGAGAATAGGCGTATTATGTAACATCAAGTGCGCTATATCACGTCGCTTGTTCACAGTTAAGTATCGCACGTCAGCATTTAAGTCTTCGTCGCTCGTTGCGTCGCCTTCTTATGCGCCTCATCCAAGAACATATCGTCAAGCGTAAAGATACAGTCATTAAAGATGTAACGCTCAACTGGTAAATCATATTGCTCAACATAAGCATTAATTGCAGAAATATCTAACGCCAGTGGAACACCTTGTTCATAGCGTCTAGATCGTGCAATTGTGTTATATGCAGACAGTATGGCGTTTGCGACATAAGAATAGTCAGGCTTAGTTAAAACCTTCGTATTGTTTAGATTTAAAGCTTTTGCGACTGCACCTTGCTTTTTGCTGTAGTCGTTCGCTTCTTCTTCTGAACCGAACTTTGCCCATTCGTAGAGGCTGACGACTTTCCCACAACATCATCTCGATACTGATTTGCTTCAGATTGGATCTTTTCAGATTCAGTGCGGATGAAGGACCAGAGGGAAACACCTAAATCACCCATGTTAAGCAATTTCGTAGCGTTCTCAGAATTATAAGTAGGTTCGGACTTTAACTGTTCGCCATTAGGACCTTCTTCGACAAATACAACACCCTTCCAGTCTTCAATAAGATGGCATGCAGCTGCTTCTAATAACAACTCATGAAAAAGCTTGTCACCCGCGGCAGCCTTAGCGACATCAAAACCTTTAGCTGTGATTTGATTATTAGCTCGCTCAAGTGCTACTTGGTAGGGCTTATATCCAATTCCACGGATCTTAAACTCAGCAAGTACATTACCTTCTTCATCTTTATATTCGCGCCACAAACTGACGTCTTTATTTCTTTGAATATTGACTTCAAGAGCCATGTTATATCTCCAAAAATAAGGCAGCAATAAAGCTGCCAAATCAGTATTAAGGCGTTGCCGGTGTACGAGTAATTGTTGGTGCTTCATCAACCACTGTGTAGTCAAAAGAAGTATTTAAGATGTCGCTTGTACCACCTGTAGGTAATCCTGCCGTAATTTCAACTTTAGGAATGAATAGCTCATATTCATTACCTTCACTGTCTGTAATTGGCACACGAAGAGAGATATTGGCATTCGTGAATTGTTTAGCGTACATCTCAGAGGTGTTTTGAGACCAAGCTGCTGTAAATGATCCTGTCCCTGCTGCAATCATTTCAAGAATCTTTTTAGGATCAATGCCGCTACCTAAACAGCGTTGAACCTGCATTGAGTTATCCCAATTGAATGTAAAAGCTGTAATACATGAAATGCCCGCTTGAGAAACACCATCAATCAAAATATCCCCTACAGAGATATTAGACATTTTAGGATTGTCATCGGCTGGCGTTACTGTGCCCAATGGAGGAGTAGTTGCACCCAAACGACCTAGAGCCATTAACCCGAAAGTCATGGTGATTAAGCCCTGCTCTGGAATATCAATTCCAAAGGTGTTTACGTGCGTGCCTTTAAAGATGTGGTAGTCATTTACATCAGTGAAACCGCGGAGCACACTAAATGTTTGACGCACATTTCCGCCAAACGTCAGAACATTGTTATCCCAATTATTGAAAGCGGCTGCGGCCATCAAGTCTTGAATCAATGGACTGTATTTAGCTTCACAAGTTAAATCGCCCGCATATTCAGCACCAGTAATCATTGATGATCGGGCAATTCGCGAATCTGCAATCGAATTAGACGATTCTTTAGTTACCGTAGCATCTAATGCATTTTCGGTGAATTCAAATGTTTGACGATCAAATGGGCTTGGTGTAACCCCAATTGTTGTTTCTTTAGCTATTTGTGTTAGCTGACGAGCGCCTGAACTCATAATAAGCTCCTAATTTTTGGCAATAAAAAACCCAGCCAAGGAGCTGGGTCATAATATGTTGCGGTTAAATCTATGTGCCACTGTATTTTAAAAGAATCTCTTCAACTTGCTCTGTTAGCCTGCTAAAGCATTCAGTTTTAGAACCTCCAAATGGATGAGCAGGCTCAACATGAAATTCCTTTAGCATTCTGTGTAGTTTCTTCTCCAAATCCCATATGAAGCCAGCTTCTCCCTTAATGAAATGCTGTTCCTCAATATGGTAAATAGGTTTGCAATTTCCATGATATCTAGTCTTAACATCAGTATTTGTAATACCAACTTTCAAGAACTTCTCATCATTGAAACTCATTTCTACAACATATAAATTTGATTTCCCATCAGAATATTTGTCACATTGCTGAACATATAAGCTTCTACGATATGGTGAACCTATAGAGCATTTAGGGCATTTTTGCCCTGAAAGGTGCTTAGTAGGTGTTTGCATAAATATTCCATGTAGTTTGCAAGATATGGCTATCTTCTTTGAAGAACCATCTATCTTTGCAAATTCGTACGAATATTCCTCGCCATGCACTTTCCGAAAAGCTTCTAATAGATCTGCTCTGCTACGCTTCCTATTTTCACTATTTCTTTCTGTGGAACATTTGCGGCAACCTTTTCCTAAATAGTGCAGCTCTGCTGTCTGCGCAAATTGACCATGTATAGGACAAACAATGGTTAAATAATTCTTTATTCCTGTGTACTCAGTTTGACTGTAATCATAAAAGTTATTATGGACATTAACACAGTGAGTTATGAATTTTTCATGAGTGATTCTTAACGGCTTGTTTAGCCCGCACTTCGGACAACCCTGTCCACTTCGATGGGCCGTAACATCTTGCAAAAATTCACCATGCTCTTTGCAGATGATTTTTACCTTCGTTCCGTACCGCGCTTTTGGTTCTGGATATATGTACTTTTCACCATGAACGGCAACAAAGTCCGATATTAAATCTTTTGGTGCTTTTTTCTTTTTTTCACTTACAGAAATATATCTACATTTAGGGCAACCACGTCCTCTTTTATGATTGTCTGGGGAAACTTCGAAATCACCATGCTCTTTACATGTAACTAGCAATTTTAACTTTGCTTTCTTGTAGATTGCATTTGAATATGAATACTTACCAGAGTGTACTTTATTGGCTATATCAATAAATTTTTGTGTCTTTTCATCATGAGTTCCTTCCAGACTTTCATAGGCTTTTGCTTGCATTTCCACCCCTGAATGTAATTAGAAGACTTGCAAATATTATACAACAAATCAAGGTATTGGCCTAATAACAAGACATATCAATTCACTCTGTATCCGATCGTAATATTATATTGAACAAAATCCCCATTACTGCCGAGGTTCTGCACTTGTCCTTGTAAGACTTCCAACTGACCGCTCTTAAAGTATTCAAAATGAGCTAACCATGCATCAGTAAGTTTTGTTATTGCTACTTCATGTGTGTTTAATCGAGCCATACAGTTGATTGAGATAATCCCTGTTCTTCTTGTGCAAGGCACGTCACCAATTCCTGCAATGATTGAACCGCCCCATAACACATTAATTTCACACCAAAGCCCATCAGTCTGAACTGTAAAGTCTTTATTAGGATATTTAATTCGGGTCTGCTCAATTCCAGTAAAGGCCATTGCTCTAGTGATAATGGCTTGTCGTGCTTGATCTAAAGTCATTGCCATTTTAACCACCGTATTTTTGAGCAATATAGTTAAAGGTTAAGCCGTAGACACCTTGAGGAGCTTGTCTTGAGTAGCCGCCTGTTGTCTTTGGTGTTTCAGGCTTGTCTGTAAAGTCGCCATACTCGATCTTAGTTGCATAAGGCGCATTCGTTTGAATGTAGACAACTGAATAAGGAACTAGGCGAGATAAGGCGCTTGTGCCTTTACTAACGGTTGAGCCACCACCTTTATCTTTCTCAGCTTCATTAAATGATTGGTCGGTCTGGTTAATACTGACTCTGTGGGATGCTCTAAAAGCTCCAGTATCGACTGGGCTTTGAAGAACTACACCTTGCAATGCATCAATGACAATATCTTTCTGTTTTTTAGTAAGGTCGGCTTCAACGGTCTGGATAAATTCACTTGGTTTTGTTTGCCATCCCATCAAAAGTTACCTCAACTTTGCCAAACAGTATTTCAAATACTGGTTCATTCCCTACTGTAACAGCTCGACCGTCAATGGTGGTTTTATGTCGAATAAGATAGCCTTTGTTAGTATCAGCAAAGATCACATACTTGCATTCTTCTCCATCGAGCAAAACTTTCTTTGGCCCATTAGTGGATTTGCGGACTTCAACATGATAAACACCATCTTGATTAATAGCCTGACTAATCAAGTTTCCATCATCTAAGTTAATCATTAGACTTTCCTCAACTGAGCAATCCATGTTGCATCTGCCGCATCCTGACCATAACTCACAACTCGATAATTACCACCTTCAATCACCCAAATATCATTAACATCTGGCTCAACTAAAGTACCTGCTGCATCCTTCACTTCATTTTGCAGTAGCACGGCTTTAGAGTCTGTTGCTCGGTAATCTATAGGCTTAACTAAGTCTTTAGAATATGAGCCAAACAGGACGCCTCTGCCACCATAGACGTATTCGGTGTAAGTATCTTCACCAGTAGCTGGATTAGAACTAGTTAATATTTTGCGAGTACAGGTAAAGGAATCAACCGCGTCTGCCAGTTCATCTTCAGCATCAAAGGCAGCGCCAAGTTCTTTTTGAATCTCATCACGCATTCCCATGGCCTACTCCGTAATGACATGTGTGTTGATGTGATACTTCTCGCTAAAGAATGGCTCAAGTAGATCAAGGATGAATTGCATATCACCACTGACTGTTTCTTCTTTTCCAGCAACATAGGTCTTGCTTACTGATGTTCCAGATTGAGCAGATACGGTCTTAGAAGCAACCACACCTTCTTTAGTGGTATATAGCTGCCCTGATGCTGCAAGCTTCGCCAAATACGCACCTGCGGTAAGAATTGCATCCGGAACCTCACCTTCTGGATAGTCGGGTAAATTTCTAGCATTAAGCCACGCATTAGCCTGCATTACAGCAATAACCGGATCACCATTTCCCCACCAGTTAGGCCCTAGCTTTTGAGTCACACTTTCGACTGTTACATAGTTCATAGCTTAATCCTAAAAATCTAATTAAGAAGGACGGCCCGAAAGCCGCCCTGCTTTAGTTATGCACCACCATTCAGCGGTGCTTCTGGCACAGGAACAGCCACTTGGGGATCTGTAATGCCATAGTCACCTGCTGTTTTGGCAGGGTCAAACATGGTGCCAGCTGCTAACGTGTCAGTTGCATCATCAGCATATCGGCGGTCTGTTGGGTATTGGTATTTGTAGTCTGGTTGCTTCTCAGCCATGACTGCTCTCCTTAAAGGTTAGTAATTAGGAAGCGGATTGAGGTGTCTTCTGGTTTGGTTACAAGTTCCCAGTTTTCTGCTTTCTGCAAATCAGCCCAAGAAGCGCTTAAAGACTCACGCTCTGTACCACCAGTTAAAGTGTCTTTAGGTGCAATGAAGCTAAAACCTTGCGGATGGATCAACATGTTGCGACGCGTCCAAAGGATTTCATGACCAGCACCATTACCAGTTGATTGTGTTTCTTCAACCTTCAAATCTTTTGGACCGGGAACAGAGTCATATGCAAATGCGCGTGGACCTGCAAGAATCGTGATGAACTTAGCGTTTGCGCCTGTGCCAATTTGCGTATTGGTATCTGTTTCAATGACTGCGCGCCCGTTGTAAACGGTGATTGGTGGCAAGTTATCACTTGTGGTCACTTGTTCAAGTAATTGCTGTTTACGCATCTTCGCAGCAATACGTGAATGCACGAACATCACACCACGTCCACGTAATGAAGCATTCATTGTGCTTTCCGCATCAATGTAGGCATCTACTGACCAACGTGAAGCATCTGTTGCTGTTGAAGCAGAGATGTCAGTAGTGAATCGCTTGCCGTTCGCCTGGTCATAATTACGCAAGCCAATTACTGTTGCTAGAGCACGGTTTTCGGCAGCTTGTTGCCAATACTTATTCAGCATTCCACCAATAAGCTCAAGTGAATTGACCTTTGATAAATACTGCCCAAGAACAGACTCAAGAAAGCCTTCGTTCATATAAGCAACGCGGCCTTGCATTTCACCTGCATCAATCGTGCGAGGCATTGCGATATCAGTCAAAATGGTGTTGCCATAGTTCTGTTCAACATTACCATCCACACCGTTAATGTATGGAACGACGAATGTTGATGAACCACTTGTAAGCAAAGGACGTAAAGATTCATCAGATACGAATGCACCTGATTGCACAAGTGGCGAAACTGCCACAGGATTTGGACGCAGGTAAGATAAAACTACGTCACGGTTAAATACTTCTACTAAAGAAGGCATGGAGTTACTCCCAATAATTAATTATTAAAGTCACCATTCGCTACTGCTGCTTGGAACCCTTGAGGGTCATTCTTTTGGAATTCCAAGCGCTCTTGCGTGGTCATTTCACTTGGTTTCTTGGCAGCTCCACCACCTGAACCACCGCCAGAAGCCCCACTTCCTGACGCATTTGAAGCAACAATTAATGGCTTGAATGCCACATTGCCGCGGAACTCTTTTTTGAGGTCATCAATACTTAAAGCACTAGGTTTGCCCTGCGAATCTAGTACACGTACTTTGACCTCACCGTTTTCATCAGTTTCAACCTGAAGACGGTTAGTAATATGTGGAAGCAAAACTGCCTCCGAGCCTTTGATTGAAAGCTCACTTGCTAATGCTTGTGCTGTTTGCCCGACAGTTAATTTGTAGACTTGGTCTTGCAATGCTTTGGTTGCTTCCGCATGTTTAGCTTCTGCTTGTTCAAGTTTTGCTTGCCAAGATGCTTCAATTGCAGCAACGTCACCTTTTTTACGTGCTGCTTCTTCAGCTTCTTTTTGGGCCTTCTCTTCAGCTTCGCGTTGTTTTTGCTGAGCTGTTTTCTTTTCACCAAGAAGTTCTTCAACTTTCCGTTTCAGCCCATCCAGTTCTGAATTATCTTGCTGCGGCAGACCTTCAACTTTTAAATAAAATGCGCCATCTTTTTCTTCGTAAAGCGCTTTCATTTCATCAGATAAGCCCTCTAGGCTATCGAGTTTGTATTTCATGTTTTGCTCCCTGAGCGGTTTTGCAGTCACAAACTGCGGGCAATAAAAAGCACCCGAA